GAAATTTGTAAACCAAGTACAACAAATATCAATAACAACAGAACAAACTAACCGTATAGAAACATACACAACACCAACGGCAGGAACCGCTACATTAATAGGGTCATTAATAGTGTCAAATTATACAGGTATAAGTGGTTTTTCTTCGTTATTAACAAATTTAAATACACCAACACAAGCAGAACTCGCAGTTTATAATCTAGCAGACTATATAACAAGTATAAATAATGCCCTAATATCTTGTTTAAGTAAAATAAAAGCAGTTAATCCTCCTTTTATACCATTAATACCAACAGCGCCAGTAGTAAGTATGAATTGGGCAACGGGGTATATTACAATGACGTTCCCGCAGGTAGGTATGGGTTTTACAGGATCGGGGGTTTTTGTAAATCAGGCATTGTTGAATTATATGTATTTTGAACACACTACCAATACAACACAAAATCAACAACCGTTTAAATACTATATACCTACGCAGGCATTATCAATTACACAAGCGAAACTCAGTTTTTACAAATTTAATACTATTGATAAATTTATAGTAACCTCTACTATGTCTATAATCGGCGATCAAACGGGATCAGATAAACAAACAATAACCTTTACGGATTTAGATATTAACACAAACGACCCAGTGTTTTTAAATATGAGCGGTGCGTTTATCTATGACGCTATATTGTTAAGAAACTACACATTGCAAAGTAATCAAGGACTGCGTACCATCAATTATGCTATAACAGTTAGGTATCTTAATAAAACGGAGGTGCCTTTTATGATACAACCTTTACAAAACGTATCCATTAAATTTCAATTTACTAGAATTTATTAAAGCATTTAATTTGTTTAAAGTTTTAAATTTTTTTTATTTGTATTATATAATAAAGTATTTTAAATTTTATTTTTAAAAAATGTCATTACAAAATCAAATCGCGATGGACTCCCGTCTTATGTTTGACCATGCTACACAGGTCATCACGGAAGGCGCATCTCAAGTTTTAACGCAAACTATAGGCGCTACACAAGTAAATAACAATTTAATCAGTTTTAATAATATCCTATCAATAGGGCAGAATGTAGCAATTGACCCCTATATCAGTATTCAATACCAGGTATCCGTCACGATTAATAAAGCGACCCTAATTGCAAATATGCCAGTTAGCATTATATGCCCACCCCTATGTAGTAGAAATAATACAGCAGGTAATGGAGTAGGGGTGTTAGCACCAGTGGTAGGGCGCCCCGTTGTTGATGCTCCAGCAGGCGTTCCAGGTGCAGGTTTGTTATGTGTACAAGGTACTGTTAATAATGCAAATACGGCGTTCGCTCAATACCCTTTATCAGGCGCTACTAATAATTTAGCATTATCAATTAACAACGTGGATACAAATATTAACTTGGGTGTTATTACCTCAGTATGTAGGGAGAATTTTGCAGATGAAGATATGCGGTCGAATTTGTTATCTAGATGCCCCTGCGATAATAATAAACAACCTGCACTATACCAACAAGCAGTAGGCGTCAATTATCAAGGCGGACTCAATGTTATAAACTATATCACGGAACAACCTAATACGCCTACTAGTTTATGTTCTGGGCGCTCCCGTGTTAGTTCAGTACGTTTAGTAAGTATTAGTGCAGATACTAGTACCGCCACTTATGAAATTGTTGAACCGATCCTTATCTCGCCTTTAAGTGTAGGTAAAGGCGGTGCAGGATTATGCAATGTTAACTCGTTAGGGGTTCGTTTTCAATTAGATACAAGTACCGGACTCGCTAATATGTTTAACACTACCCAGGATGTTACCTATGCTATGTGGACATCAGATACGGAAGTTAAAATTTTAAGCGCTAATTTATTAATTAATTATTTAACTGTTGACGTGGTAGACCATCCTATACCCAACCCCGCTTATTATGACTGGTTCCAGATTGATGTAAATAATACAAAACTCGCTGCCACCTCTGGTACTGGTATTAGTCTGCAATCTTATAAATTAACTACCATTCCTAAATTTTACTGGATTAAATGCCAACCATCCGCAACAGGCATACGCCCTAAAAATTTAATGTGTGGGTTCCCTATTACAACTTTACAAATAACCTATGGGTCATATGGTACTTTTATCTTTAATCAAGATCAACTATACCTAGCGTACCGCCGTAATACGCTACAAACTGGTTTAACATACGCAAGTTGGGTAGCAATAGGTACACCCGTTTGTTTATCCCCATCTCTTGATATGTGTAGTGCAAATAGTTTCTCAGGTGAGTCTAATCTAGGAGGATTGATGTGGCAGGCACAGGTTACCTATAATGCTAGTAATTTTACAGAAGCAGGTGTTTCAACCGCTCAATGTGATATTGATAACACCCAGTTATATTCTTATGAATTATTCGTAACTCAAGGATCCTGCGCTATAGGTAATGGTGTAGCAGTGTTTAAAAACTCCTCAATTTCTATGGAAGAGTTCGCAGCGGTCGCTAGAGGATCGCATGTTGTATCTGAAAATGTCGTATCAGCATCGCAAGCACACGGTGGTAAGTTTAATTTCGCCGGGTTTAAGTCTTTGTTATCTAGTGGCGCTAAAAAACTAGGATCGCTAGCAATCCAACACGCTCCAGAACTTATAAAACAAGGGTCAAAAATGGGTCTTGAGGCACTACAAAAACGAATGGAAGAAAAGAAAGAACCAGAAGGTGGGGCAGTTTCGTACAGCAGTGGTAGCAGTGGCGGACGTATGCGCCGACGTTAATTAAAAAATTAGTGTATTTATTGTTTAAAGTTTTTTAATTTTTTTATTTGTATTATATAATAAAGTAAATAAATTTTAACTTTTAAAAATGTCAACATATAAAGATGTAGTAAAATCTACATTCGCTAAATATAAAGGATCAGGTAAAACCGCTACGCAGATTATGCGGATGGCGTCGCAAGAATGGAATAATACAAAAAAAGGCGGAGGACTGCCTAATGATATAGAAGACGTAGATCCAAACGTGTACGGCGGTAAATTTAGTAAAAAAAGATATGTTAAAGTATCAGAGTCGCCAGTTAATGCTCGCCCCGTACAGTTAGGTGCGGAAACACGGTTCCCTAAATATGATACATCCGACTTTGTAAGTCCGATGGCAAAAGTAAAACTAGAAAAAATAGAGCGCCCGTACAACGTAGCAGATAGCGTACAAGAGCGTCAAATGTTCGGAGGCGCACGTAGAGCACAACCAAGCACAGCATATAAAACAGGTTACCGTGTTATTGATGGTATAAACGATACTCAAACAGGGAGATACAATAATACAACACCCGCTTCTATGATGGGCGCAGGTTTTTTTGATGATATAGGCGACTTTTTTTCAAACAACGCAGACTGGATAGTACCTACCGCTATAGCATTACTATAACTGCACCATTTCATTAAATAATAAAATAGCATCCATTTGTTTTTGTTTTTTTAAGTTATACTCATTTTTCGCACCTATAGGGTCATTTAAAAAAATTTTATAATTAACACACTGCCGTTGTAGTAATTTTAAATAATACGCCTCCCGAGTTATCATCTCATTTTTTGAATTACAAGGATACGCCTCCAATAATTCAATTTTATAATCTAAATACGATATAATTTTAAAAGAAGAGCAGTAAGGCATCCCGCTATCAATATTCCATTGTACAAACCTACTAGAATGCTCAGACAGGCGCTTCCATAAAGGTTGGCAAGTTGACCCTATATAAAAACGATTACTAGAAGGTGTAGTAATCTTGTACACTTTAGCATTTCTATACTTATTAAAAGTAGCATCCATTTTTTTGTTTCTTTATTATAATTATTATAATTAAAACAGTTTTAAATTCTTTAATTTTTACGCATATATTTTTTTTATATATTACAACAAATAAAATCTTTTATAATATATAAGTAATAAAAAAAAAAATTAAAAAATGGCAGTACGCGTTTATAAATTAAAAGGTGGCAGTGTATCATCATCTACAACAATAACACCAGAAGACACCGCGGTGCTTGATCGTGAGTTTCATAATGTTAAATCAAACAGAAACAACGAAGACTTAACAGAAAACACTAAGAAGTCATACATCAGTAAATTGCAGAAAATCGCAATTTTAACAACTGGTCATCCGTATAAAGATTATAAATTTTTATTAAACTATAAGGAGGTCATTGATGTTATAAATAAACATATAAATAAATCCAGCAAAGACTATGTAGCATCAATTGTTAAATTGTTAAAAACTAAAGAAAACGTACCGCAAAAAGTAATACAAGAGTACACCGAGTTAATGAAAACAAACAAAACAACAGAAGACCAAACACGCGGAAACAACATAGTATCCGAAGTACATAAAGAAAGGTTAAATGGTTTAACACTTGAAACCATTAAACAACGCATAACAAACTACAAACCCGAGTCCGACCTTGAATACGTGTACCAATTAATATGCGCATTTTATTTCTTAAATGGTTTTACACCAAGAAACGACCTATACACGTTTAAAATTAAATCCGCAACCAATAAAAAACCATACAATCCCGAATACAATTATATAACAGTAAATGGAGTAATGAAACCTACAAAAATTGTAATGTTAAACTATAAAACAAAAACAACATACGGAAAGCAGGATTTTATAATTTCGCCAGAATTAGAACACTATTTGACACAGTATTTAAAACTATACGGTAAACAGGCGGGCGACTTTTTATTTGTTGATAAAAACGGAGTAGAATTTAAAAGCGGTAATTTTAACAATGTAATACACAACAGTATGAAAAACGTGATAGGATCAGATTTAAATATTGATTTAATAAGGCAGTATAAATTAACTAACATTTACAACCAAAATCCAAATATGACTATAAACGAGCGGACAGAACTCGCCCGCAATTATTTACATAGTGCTACCACCGGTTTAGAATATTCACGCCCTGGAATGTTAAAAGATGATAATAAACCGATTATACTTTATTAATTAGTTAATATATATTAAGTTTAATATATAAAGTTATTATTTATATATTTTAATAGACTATATATTTAGTATATTTTATATATTCTTTATAATAATTATAATATAAATTTATATTATAATTATTATAAAGAATATATAAGAATATATAAGAATATATAAAAAATAAATATATAAAGTTAATATTTATATATACTACACCCTACTTTCATCTTTACTTTCATATGGTAAAGGGATTATAGGTTGTTGTATAGGTTGTTGTATTATAATATTACTACTACTAGAGCGGTCGCCACGTGTGGTACAGTCGCAACAATCATTTTTACTCCAGCAGTGCGATGATTTTATATTTTTAAAGGTTAAACCAAGTACGCTAACAATACCAGTAAATATGGCGGTAATTATAATAGCGTCATCAATCATTTTACAGCGTTTATTATATTTATATTATAGTGCGATATTATATCTTTGATACTTTCAATAATACTCTTACGGTTCCAAAGTAGATGCCAACTCCAAAACGCGGGGGTGTACATATCATTATACGGGTCGTGCCGATGCCTTGATCTATAATTTTTTTTTTTAATATCTGAATTTGTAAGTGTATAATCACCATAACCAGACGCTCCAAAATCAATGCGGGACAGTGTGTTATTTTCATTTATATAATACACACTATACTTTTTTTTTTTGTTGATGCTTTTTTCAAGATAGAAAGTCTCAATTGATGACTGCATTTATATGTTGTATTGTTGTTATTGTTAATCGATATAATAATTCCATAGAATAAAACAATGTAGGGGATAATAAAAAACTAAGAACTAAAAAGGACACGCAATTCATCCTTCGTACTTTCATTCAATTTATTAAAATCACACAATAAGTAGGT